GCACCGACTTCACCGAGACCGACACCAACACGGTGACCCTTGCCAGCGGTGCCGGGCTCAATGATGAGATGGAATTTCTCATCTGGTGGTCGTGATAAACAAAGGAGTAACCCATGGGAAAAGCAGCAAACCTAGCGGCCATCGGCAGCATTGCCGACACTTCGCTCGGCTTCAGAAATCGGATTCTGAACGGCAACATGGTCATCGACCAGCGCTATGCCGGGGCGGCTACAGCGAACACAATTAGCGGCTATACCGTAGATCGCTGGGCAGTCAGCCAGAGCACTACTGGCAAACTGATTGCACAGCAAAACGCTGGTTCTGTCACTCCCCCGGCGGGTTTTACAAATTACCTTGGGGTAACTAGCCAATCTGCTTTTTCTGTTGGTTCTGGTGATTACTACATGATCTACCAGATGATAGAAGGCTACAACGTTGCCGACTTTGGTCTTGGCGCTGCCGGAGCGGCAACTTTCACAATTTCTTTTTGGGTTCGCTCGTCACTGACCGGCACGTTTGGCGGGTCGCTGCAGAACAACGCTAACAACCGCTCCTACCCGTTCACCTACACCATCAGCGCGGCCAATACTTGGGAGCAAAAGACAGTAACCGTGGCCGGGGATACCACGGGAACCTGGGAAAAGACGAATAGCACGGGCCTGCGGCTGAACTTTGGCCTTGGAGTTGGCTCCACCTACAGCGGCACCGCAGGTTCTTGGGCGGGCAGTAACTTCATCTCCGCCTCCGGCGCAACCAGCGTAGTCGGCACCAACGGAGCCACCTTCTACATCACCGGCGTCCAGCTTGAAGCTGGCTCTGTCGCCTCGCCGTTTGAGCGCCGCGACTACGGGCGCGAGTTGATGTTGTGCCAGCGGTACTTCAAGCAAATCAACGGCAGCATCAACTTTACGCCCTTTGCTTCCGGTGTTGTTAGAAACCCTGCAACCAATTTTAGGGCCTCGTTAACGTACATGACGATGCGTACTGCTCCAACAGTTACATTTGGTGGGGCGATTTATGTTGCTTACGGCGCTGGCGATAATGCCAACATCACGTTATCCGCAACCAACGCCGGAACTGACGGCGCACTTTTAGACTGCGCCATTGGGGCCGGTGCCACGACAGGTAATGGTGGCGTTTTGTACACAAACAATAACGCAGCCGGACTTGTCAATATCTCAGCGGAGCTTTGAAAATGTACAAACTGTCACCGCTCTTCAACGAAAAACAATCAAGCGTTATCCGTCTTGCCGACGGCGCAGTCATCCCGATGGTTCCTGACAACACGGACTATCAGCAGTACCTTAAGTGGCTGGAAGAAGGCAACACGCCGCTGCCTGCGGACACGCCAGAGGAGTAAACCGTGGAGCCGACTGAGATCGACCCCATAAAGTACGGGGCCATGTGGCAGCGCGTGCAGGACTACGAGCGCCGCTTTGAAGCGATGGACAAAAAGCTCGACAAGATGGAGCGCCAGATTGAGGAGCTGCTGGCTCTTGCCAACAAAGGCAAGGGCGGCTTCTGGATGGGCATGACTATCGCCAGCATGGTCGGCGGCGTGATCACCTGGGCGGCGGGCCACTTCAAGGGGAGCTGACATGATCGACCCGATCACCGCATTCGCTACGGCCCAGGCAGCGGTGGCCGGGATTCAGAAGGCTATCAAGCTGGGCAAAGACATCAACGGCTTAGTCGGTGAGTTCGGTAAGTTCTTTGATGCCAAGGATGCCGTCCAAAAGGCCGCTAACGATGCGGGCAAGAAGGGCCAATCCGACACGGGGAAAGCCATGGAGATTGTCATGCAGGCCAACGCCTTGCGCGAGGCCGAGGAGCAGCTTAAACATCAATTAGTTTATGGCGGCTACCCAGAACTCTGGGAGCAGATGCTCAAGGAGCGCATGAAGATCAAGCACGCCCGCGAGAAGGCCGAGCGTGCTGCCAAGATTGAGCGCAGGCGTGTGGTAGCCCAGCGCATCTTGGCCGCCCAGATCATTGGCGGTGCCATTGCCGTCATCATCATTGGCGTGATCGTCATCTTCATCATCAGGCAGGCAATGCAATGAAGTACCTAGTCCTAGCTTGCGCCCTCCTGCTGGCCGGGTGCGAGGAGCGGTTCCGCTACGAGTGCCAGAACCCCAAGCATTGGGAGCGTGCTGACTGCGTGCGCCCCATGTGCTCAATCAATGGTGTCTGTCCTGACCAGCTCAACAAGCCCACCGACATGAAGATGGAGAATGAGAAATGAGATACAGCCCTGAGCAACTGGACTCTATCCTGCGGTTCATCATCGGCATAGTGTTTGCCCTGACCGTGATGGGCATGGTGTTCTTTTCGCTCTACTCGCTGGTGTTCGTGACCCAGCCCATGAGTGGCATTGCCCCTGCCGACAAGCAGTTCTTCTTTCTGCTGTCGGACATGAGCAAGTACATCCTGGGCAGCTTGGCCACCCTGCTGGCCATCAAGGGCAAGGACATCCTGAACAGCAAGGCACCGCCTGAGGAGCCAGCGCCAAAGCCTGAGCCTGAGCCTGAGCCTGAGCCGAAACTTGAAGAGAAGAAGGAGTAATCATGCTACCTCTGGGCGCACTGTTGGAAGTTGGAAGCAAGCTAGTAGATAAGCTGATCCCTGACCCGGAAGCCAAGGCCAAGGCCCAGGCAGAGCTGGCCAAGCTGGCGCAGGATGGCGAGCTGGCCAAGATGGCCAACGACACCAAGCTGTTTGAGACCGAGCAGAACAACCTGACCGAGCGCCTCAAGGCTGACATGGGCAGCGACTCCTGGCTGTCCAAGAACATCCGGCCCATGACGCTGATCTTCATCCTGGCTGGCTATTTCACCTTTGCCATGATGAGCGCCTTTGGCAAGGACACGAATGAAAGCTACGTCCAACTGCTCGGGCAGTGGGGGATGCTGATCATGTCGTTCTATTTTGGTGGCCGCACCCTGGAAAAGATCATGGATATGAAGGCTAAGAAATGACCATCCTCTCACTGACAGAAGCCCTGACCAAGCTAAAGATCGACCCGGTATGGGCCGAGCCTCTGGCCGAGGTGTTCCACCGCTACGAGATCAACACCCCTGAGCGGCAGGCTGCTTTCATTGGCCAGTGCGCCCACGAATCTGGCAACTTCAAGACACTAGAAGAGAACCTGAATTATTCGGCTGAATCGCTGATGAAGGTGTGGCCCAGCCGCTTCCCTACGCTGGAGGCTGCCAAGCCCTACCACCGCAACCCTGAGAAGATCGCCAATAAGGTCTATGGTGGCCGCATGGGCAACGGCCCGGAGGAGACTGGCGACGGCTGGCTGTACCATGGCCGTGGCCTGATCCAGCTCACCGGCAAGGACAACTATATGCTGGCCTCTGATGCCCTGAGCATGGACTTCATCCACTCCCCTGACTATGTGCTGGTGCCCAAGTACGCTGCCCTGACGGCTGGCTGGTACTGGAACAAGCGCAGCCTGAACAAAGAGGCCGATGCAAAAGACTACACCGCCATGACCAAGAAGATCAATGGCGGTGTGATCGGCCTAGATGACCGTATCAAGCACATCACGCACGCGCTTGAGGTGCTTGCATGATCATGGAACCAGCGGCCCGTATCTCCCGGTAACCCCGCCCATGATTCGCCCCGGCCTAGTGCCGGGGCTTTTTTCACTGTGCTGCGCCGAGCGCACGGATGCGCTTTTGGTATGACGCTGTGTGCTTGATCCGGGTGACGCTGTCGATTTTTTCCAGCGTTTCCTTGTTCAGATCCTTCAGCTCCCGCAGCTTGGTCATGCGCTCCCGTGCTGGCAGCTTGGCGGTGTTGGCCATCTTCTCGGCCAGCGCCTCATACGCCTCAGCCCACTGCTCTAGGGTCTGGTGCGTGCTGAATGGCTGATCCTTGCCGGGCACCATGATGGCAAAGCCTCCAGCCTGGGGCTCGGCCTCTACCACCTCGACAACCTCGGCCACCTCCTCGACCAGTTCGACAGGCTCAGGCTCCTGCACCTGCACCACCTCCAGCACCTCAGGCGCTGCAGGCGGGGCCAGGGCATCCAGCGGGTTGCGTGTTGTCTTGGGCTTGGCCTCATCCGGGAAGTCCTGCGCCTCCTCGGCGGTGATCAGGCCCTTGAGCACATCCGGGAAGGCATCCCGCAGGGCAAAGCCACGGGCACGCATGGCCAGCATCCGCTTGGGGTAGGCCTGCCAGGGGCCTTGCTTGCCCCACAATCCTGCCCGCTTGGCATCCTCGACGGAGAACTTGGCGGTCACTGGTTTGCGGCCCTTGCGGTGGGCAACGCAGACGGCCACGGGGTTGGGCGTGCCCTCGCCCTCCATGTACTCCTCGACACCCTCGCAGACCGGGCTGGCCTGCACCAGGGCCATGGCTGCATCCCCGTAGACGCTGGGCTTGCCGTTGATGACAGCAATGTTTTGCAGCGCCTGCATGGGGGCGAGGCCAATCTCATAGCCCCATTGCACACAGACCATGATGTCCTGCGGCTTGCCTTGATAGGCACGGGGCACCATGGAGCTGTCGGCCAGCATCTTGCTGAACTCCATGGCCTCGGTGATGGTGGCCGGGGCAAAGCCCTGGCGGGTAACGGCAAGCTGTGTCATTTGATCTCCTTGATCTTCAGTGTGGATTGACGGGTGCTGTATGCCTCCTTAGCGGGCACAAGGCGCTCGGCCTGGGCAGAGTAGTGGCGCATGGGCCACTGGATCAGCAGGTTGCCAGCCCTGCCGGTCTGCGCCTGCTTGAGTAATTTTTTTAGCTCCAGCTCGGCCTCTTCGATGTCATCCTTGGCATCACGCATGGCGGCCTTGGCATCCAGGATCTTTTGCGCCCAGGTGGCCGCGGCCTCTGGCAGCTCGACTTCCTTGCTTTCGACGGGCGTAGGGTAAACCCTGTCCATGTCCTCGCTGGTCTCGGGTTCGTACCACTCAATGCCGCCCGTCTGGCGGTAGGTCTCTAGCCTGCTCTCAAAGTCATTGACCGACTTGATGATCTGGTTCTGGGTGTAGTCATGGCGAGCGAACAGAAACACCCGCATCTCAATGCCTTGGTACAGCACGCAGACTGCGCCCCACTTGTAGCCGGTGACCAAGAGCTGGCCCTGGAGCTGGATGGGGCCTCGCGCTAGGTCGGGCGTGTCTTCTGGGTAGGTCTTGGTGACCTTGGCTTCTAGCACTCCGGGGCCGTCGAGCACGATGCTGTCCTGGCCAACAACGTAGATGCCCAGATCACTGTCGCTGACCACGGTCTGCCCGCTGCCCTGGGCGATGCCATCCAGGCTGCACTGCAGTGGCCATGCTTGGCTGCGGTAGGGCTTGGTGATGTTCGTGTCGAACTGGTCAATGCCCAGGCGCTTGCAGGCCTCGGTCAGCACCACGGGCTCCAGGGTGTTGCCCCAGGCCATGGCTTCATTGCCGATGTCTTCGCGGGGCTTGCCGTCAATGGCATTGATGCTGAACTGCAGTTCATCATTCGGGCGGCTGTACTTGCTGTAGCCCAGCAGTCCCGGAAGGCGGGATGCGGACATCATGCGGTCATCAGTTAACTTCCCGGCCATGTTGGCTCTCCTTCAGTTTGTATTGGGCAATGTGCTTGCCCGTGGGGGTGGTGACGGTTTCGGTCTCAATCTCAATGCCTTGCTGGCGCAGGTCTGCGATGCGGGCTGCCAGCCGGAAACAGTTCGCTTCCTGCAGGGCATCCATGGCGGTGACCGGGCCGCGCTTGAGCATCTCCATGATCATGTTGGCTTGGCTCATCAGATGACCCCCGTCAGGATGGCCAGCAGCAGGCCAAAGAGGATCACCCCGCACAAGCCCATGATGACCTTGTCTACAAGGCTGAACTCGGGGCCGGGTTCGTAGATGCCGCCTCGGTGGCCGGGGCCAAAGGCCTCCTCCATGGTGCGGGGGAATCGTTTCGTGGTTTTCATGGTTTCTCCTTTGGTTAACGGGCAATCAAACGGGCAACTTGGGCGGGCTTCCAGTCCGTGTTTCCACGGGCAGTCTGGATGCCACGGGCAGACAGGGCGCTGGCAATGTCGCGCAGGGTGGCAGCACCGGCTGCCTGGATGCTGACGATGATGGGCTGGACACGGGAGGCAAAGGCATCAGCACGGGCCTGGATGCGCTCTATGCCAGCCTCGCTACCCTTGATGGGGGCAGGGCTACCCAGGCGCACGCCACGGGCCTTAGCGGCCTGCAAAGCGGCCTTGGTGCGCTCGGAGATCTTGCGGGCCTCCCACTCTGCGAACACGGCAGACATCTGCAGGAAGGTGCGGTCTGCCTCTGGCATATCGGCACAGACGAACGGCACGCCAGACTCCAGCAGGCCGCTGATGAAGTGGACATTGCGGGCAAGGCGGTCTAGCTTGGCAATGACCAGGACTGCCTTGGCCTTCTTGGCTGCAGCCAGGGCCAGGGCAAGCTGCTCACGGTCATTCTTGCGGCCAGATTCGACCTCGGTGAACTCGGCCACCAGCTCGGCAGTGCCGATGTGCTGGGTAACGGCGGTGCGCTGGGCTTCCAGGCCAAGGCCGCTTTGGCCCTGGCGGTCTGTGGAGACGCGGTAGTAGGCGACAAAGCGGGTCATGTCAGGCCTCCACATTGTTGACTGCTTGGATGGCGGCCCGCTTGGTGGAGAAGACTGCCGGGAAGTCTTTGCACTCACCGTAAAACCTTTCGAGCTTCCAGCCTTCAGCGGTCTTCTTCAGCGAGTACTGCACTAGGCTGTCATTAACGTAGCCAGTAACGAAGTAGCTGCCGCCACCGTGGTCACGCGAGGTCTTGAGCGTGTTGGTTTTGAGGGTGGTAGTCATGTTTGCAACTCCTTGCGCTTCATCTGCGCGTTGAACATGGATGAAGTATCGTGGCAAACCGATAGCGGTGTCAACGCAGAAACCAAGAAAAACACTAGGACAAACCCTAATGCCCATCCTGCCCCTAGATGCGAGTAGACTCCTGCGCTATCGCCACGATACCGAGCAGGCCCATGCAACAGAAAAGAATCCCGTTCCTAGTGAGGCTGCACCCAGACAGCAGGGAGCTGCTGACCAAGGCCACCGCAGACCAGCGCCGCAGCATCAGCGCCATCATTGACCAGTGTGTGCGAGATCAGCTCCAACCCCGCTATGGCGGCCTGGAGCCCCGGCTGCAGCGGTTCCTGATGGGGGTGAAGCAGTGAGGGTGCTGGTGGCCTGCGAGTACTCTGGCGCTGTGCGCGATGCCTTTGTTGCTGCTGG